AGGACAAGAGCAATGAAATGGATTGCTATTGCAATAACTGTAAGCAAGAAAACTATACTGTTTCCTTGTGGTGGACTAATCAACAGGAGAACGAAAATGAGTAGTTATGTAAATACTGATGAAATTATGGATAACATGAAATATAAAAAATATTATCAATTAAATGCTGTGGAGAAAGATTTATTGGATAACCATGATACCGATTTAAACACCTGTAATAAGTGCGATATTGTTGTCGATAGTGCAAATGAATTGTATTGGCAAGGAGATAGTTTAGATACCTACCATAAATGTATGCAAGGTTATGATGCTCTTTGTGATGATTGTTTTGTTAAGGAGAACAAAGATGATAGTTGAAGAACTAATAAAATCTTTAGGGCATTTTGATGAGCAAGAAGATATTAAGAATACTTTTTTGTTTACAGAAGAAAAGGTTTACCAAATTATAATTAAGGAGACAGAAAATGATAATAGTTAAATGTGAGAATGGCGTAGGTGAGTGGGAAATATCCCCTCTTGGTGAAACTTTTGATACAAAGCAAGAGGCTCAAAAAAGAATTGATGAACTTATGATAGGTGTGCCATCAGAAATTTATGTTGAGCATACTTGCGAGTTTGCAGATCAAATTATGCAAGATAGATTGGGTAAATCTTATTACAGTTATCTTCTGGGTAATGATGAGGTTGGATATTCTTATACCGAGGACGGCCAAGGAATATTTAATGAAATATTAGGTGATGTTGAAAACTTTTTAGCTAAGTTAAATGTTGTAAATCAGCCTACATTTGTAGAATAATTCTTGTTTCACATTTGGTAAACACTTATAATTAACGATTGAGTGGTTTGTTTACTGATGTGCTTTCACTCCTTATGTTATTTGAAAGTATGTCATTTCCCCCTAGCAGATCACTCAATCCCTTTTGGAGAGAAGAGAATGAAAGAATACGAAGTCTTTAAATACGATACAGAAAAAAAACACGCAGAGAACTTTAAAAGTTGGTACTTTATAACTAACCATAACAGAGGAGTGTCTGGAGAAGTGAACTTGAATTTAAAAACTGCTATAGCTAGTTTTGAAGAAGTTTATGGGAAGGTTGATATAAAAGATTTGTATTAATGCTTTATCTTTGTATCTTTTTGTTTATTGTCATCTATCTTTCCGAGGACGGGAACGACACCAACACTATCGACTGATTCATCAGTAATTTCAGCATTAACAGTTTGACCGAGGAGTTGTTTGAGTCTTTTCTCTACTTCTTCTCGGCTCATTTGATCCACAAGGCCATATTTAACTTCTTTGCGATCCACAATTAACCCACCCATTTTTAACAAAGAGTTTTGTGCTGTAATTGCAGCGTTAAAAGAGCCATGTTCTAAGGCTTTATCTCTTATATCATAAAGATCTTGAACTGCTCTATCGTAGTTTAACTCGTATTTCTTTTTAACCTCGTTCATCAAATAGTTGTATTCACTTCGGACCAAAGAATTCATCATTAGTTTATTTGCTGCTTGGCGAGGATCTTTATAGCCAGATTTAGTTGCAGCGTCCACAAAAGACATTCTAGGATTATTAACAGAGTGCCATATAAACAGATGTTGCCTACGATTGAGGCGTTTATCTAGGTTGCAATATTCAATGGGAGGTTCATCTACGGCCTCTATAATAGGATTATATTCCAAATCATCATCAGGCTGTGTTGTTTTTTGTTTCATTACTTGTAATTGTAAGGTAGTAATGAGAGTTTGTACAAATTGTTTTGTAGATCCATCTGGCCCAGCTTGCGGGAAGACCAGATATTAATACTAGACCACCCTACTAAACCTTATAGTATTACTCTCAAAATTTTAGAACTTTAATCCCGTCCCGTCAAGCTATAATCTATTAAATTATACAGTTATCTTTATTCTCTCTGACAAAAATGAAAAAAATAAAATAATTGTCAAAGCCTTTAGTAGAAGGGGATACAGATGTCATGCATTTATGACAAAAATAAGACAATATTAATTTGATGGAGTATCTGGGTCAAATTTAACATCAAACTCGGGAATAAAAGTTATCATTCCAGATTGATCTATGTAGTTAGAGAGGATCTCATTTACATAATGAAGGCTAGTATCTTCGCTGCTTGTAGAGTCTAGTATTTGAGAGAAGGCATAAGACATTAAAGTTAGACTTGCATTTAGCCTAGTCTCACCTCTAATCTCATAATTACTAAGCATACTCTCGCAAGAGTCTATGATTTCTCCAATAGTAGGCTTACCTCTTTTTTTGTTAATGTCTACTATTTTTAATCCCATACCTAATAATACATTAATCTTCCCCACTAGAGCGAAGATTTTTAATTCTTTTGAAGATCCGCAAAGATATTCTTCTTGCTCTTTTTTCTGTTGCTATTCTTTTTTTCAATTTTTTATAAAACCATCCAACAGTAAGAATCTGTTTGGGAGTAGCAGAATTTTTTATTCTATTTGATAAGGCCGATACGACCATGATGTTTTCTTTAAGGTAGCCCTTGTTATTATCTATTCTTTCAAGAGTAGGGGAATTCTCATCATCTTCCCAACCATGTACCAATTTCATACCCAATACAGGGCAAGTTTTTGGAATGTATATATCATCAACAGTTATATCAAAGTCTCTGTTATATAACTCAGCCCTATTTCTTGCGTGTTGCAACATCTTACTTATAAAATACCTGGGGTTAGTTCTTTTATTATTGTTGTAACAAACCTTACAGTCCCATCTAAAAGGTGGGGTAGAAGTAATTTCATATCTGTTATTAAAGTATTTAGCTTCTAAAGGTTTAACCTTCTGACATACCCTACATTTTCTTGTATTTGGTGTTTTCAATGTAGCTGCTCTCCATACTTGATTGCAAAGGCCAATCTAATCCAATCATTATATTTAAGAACATCCTTCATCTCTTTAATAGACAACTCAGTTAAGTCTATTTTATAAGTTTCACTAAAACTATTTAATAGCTGATCGGCTATATCCATGTGACCAGAACCCTCTAAGTGTCCTTTTAATTGTAATACCATCTTTGCTCCTGTTTATATAAAGCAAGGGGTTCCCAACTTGACCCCCTTGAAGTCAGCAACTATCTCTTGGACATACGGAGAGTTAGTAAAAGATAGTGTTGGATTTTTGAAGATCAAACTTAAAAAATATTTTGAACTTCGCTCTCTCTCTCTTTCTTNATTCTTTTGCAATCATACAAAGGATCTGAAGGTTTATAACCTGTAAACTCTTCAAAATACTTTGCGTAATTTAACGCAAGTTCGCTCTCATCCTCAAAACCATCATCAATTGCACAATCAAAGGCATCTTGAGTGTCCATGTATAGCTGTCCTGATTTAGACATATTAACCTCTCTTTTTAGTTATCATACTTTAAGTAGACATTTTATAGAAAATGTATGTATAATGCAAATGGAGGATTGATATGGACTTANAAAACAAAGACAACATCATCAAGGATGATAAATTAAATTATCTTATGGCCGACATGCAAAAGCTTATGCTGGAGATAGCCCATGAGATTTCAAAAAAAGGAGAAAAAGATGACGAAAATAAAACTGCCTGAAATGCTAGAGCAAGAAGAACACAAGGAAATTGGAGATGCGATTTACTTTCCTAATATGGAGCATAACTTTTATCATATGTCGCCTGGTGTTTCTTCCTCAACCATCAGACGTTTTGGACAAAGCCAATTACATGCGTTGCATGAAACAATTGAAGATAGTCACGCTCTTAGATTTGGAACAGCAGCTCATGCTTTAGTTGTTGAGGGAGAAAAAGAGTTCAATGAGACAGTTGCTTGTTTAGTTGGATCTCCATACACAAATGCAAATAAATCTTTAAAGCAAGATTATCAATCAAGAGGATTGACAGTAATATCTAACTCAGACAGAGACAAGATATATGCTATGAAACGATCTTTGCTATTAGAAGGCCAAAAATTATTAAACCCAGACGATAACGAATACCCAAGCGATTTTACATCTCCTTACGAGGTAGCTATATTTTGGGAAGAAGACGGAGTTCTTTTAAAAGTCAAGTCAGATGTCATAAGGCATCCCGTAGACTCTCCATACTCACCAAAAACAATAAGTGTTATTGATTACAAGACTACACAAGATTGCTCTATGAAAGGATTTATTTCATCTATTAAAAAATATCAATATGACTTACAAGCTTCTTGGTACAAAAGAGGCTATGAGAAAGCTGGTTTTAAAGTAGAAAACTTTATCTTTGTTGCTCAAGAAAAGAAAGAACCTTTTGCAAGTAAGATCTTTATTATGAAAGCAGAAGACTTAGAAGCTGGTTGGAACCATTTAAGTAAGATGGTTGAAGAGTACAAAAATGTACTGAACGGAAAAGAGGCGTCCGTTTACAATTCGCCTAATATTGTGGAGATAGATTTAAATGACGATTAAGGCAAACTTCCCACCATTTGACGAAGAAGACATACAAGTAAACCATCCCCCTCATTACAACGAGGGTGGCGTTGAGTGTATTAATTACATTAAACAGCAGCTAGGATCTAATTTTCCTTCTTATTTAGAAGGCTCAATAATTAAATATATCCATAGGTATAAGTATAAAAACTCTAATATAGAGGATCTTAAAAAAGCATCTTGGTATTTAAATTCTTTAATTAAATATTATGAAGAATTATGATGAGTATAGTTTTTTATATTTTAATCGGATTTATTGCAATCGTCTTTTTAGTTGGTCTTTTTTTAGCCATAGCTTTTTGGTTAATTATAGACAACGATGGATTCTTAGATGATTAGGGTATTAGATGTATGTTCTGGAATCGGTGGATTCTCGCTAGGGTTAGGATCAACAGGGTTTTTTGAAACTGTAGCTTTTTGCGAGGTGGATGAATTTTGTTGTAAAGTATTAAATAAACATTGGCCTAATACACCAATATACAAAGATTTAAAGGAGATAGGAAATGAACCAGAAAGAATTATTCAAGAATTTGACCTCCTCTGTGGAGGGATTCCATGTCAGCCCTTCAGTCAAGCGGGCAATCGCAAAGGAAAAGAAGACGACAGACACCTCTGGCCGTATGTGTTTGAAATTGTTAAATCCAAAAAACCCACTTGGGTCATTATCGAAAACGTTGCTGGCTTCGTCAACATGGCACTCGATGATGTGTGTGTTGACTTGGAAACAGAAAATTACTCCACGCAATCGTTTGTTATTCCAGCTTGCGGTATCGAAGCGCCCCATAGAAGAGATAGAGTCTGGATTATCGGAAAATCAAATGTGGCTGACTCCGAGTGCGACGAACATATCGGAGAGATCGAAAGAGGGCTTGGAGAAAAGGAAGAAAATGAGAGACGAAATGGGGAGGAATACAGTTCCTCCAGGATCTCTAGCAGAACAAGTGAATCACGGGTATCCGACGACAGATCTAATGGAACAGAAGCTATGGCCAACACCTCGAGCAACATCGAGAATGGCTTACGCAGAGAAACCAAGTCCGAGTATGATCAAGGGAACGCACGGATGGAATCTGAATGCGGCAGTAACGGACAGTCAGAGCAAGAATCCTTACAGAAAATGGCCGACTCCGAAAGCGACGGATTACTTTCCAGGAATGGGGGATTATGTAACGGAGACGGAGACGGGCTACTCAGTAACGAGGAAGGGAACAGGTCAGAAGTTCGGGGCAAAACTATCGGACGCAGTAGATTACGAGGAGAAAAAAAAGATGTGGCCGACTCCGAATGCGAGGGACTGGAAAGACAGCATGAACTCAGTTCCACCAAGCGTGGGAAAAACAAGGGGTCACTCTCTGGGTCAGAAAGTAGCTTCGATAGAGTTGGAGAAAAGAATGCTACCGACTCCAGCAGCGAGGGATTACAAAGGTCAGAACAGCATGAAACACTTGATCGAGAAACCGAGACACCAAGGCCAATTGCCGAATCGTTTAAAAATGATGGGAGTCAATGGGCAGTTGAACCCAATGTGGGTAGAGTGGCTGATGGGATACCCAATCGGGTGGACAGACTTAAAGCGTTAGGAAACGCAATAGTACCTCAAGTAATACATCAAATAGGCGTTGCAATCGCCAAGGAGCATAATAAATAATGGCATATCCAAAAGACATTCAAGCTAAGAATAAAAGAAAAAAAGAACTTGAGTTAGAAGAAAGAAATAACTCAGTAACTGAATACTATTATCAAAGTAGTAAAGACACTAAATACAGAAAAACAAGTTATGCAAGTGGCAGAGTCATAACTGTAGATCTTTTTAACAAACAATAAAAAAGGAGAAGATAAAATGAGTAATACTCAAGAGGTAAATAAAAATCCGTTTCTAACCCAGAAGACTGCATCAAATAATGGAAGAACCTGTAGAAAGGCAGAATCATTAGCTGACATGTTTGACGAAAACGGAAATCCTTTGAATAGAAAGGCAAGACGAATGCTTAAAAAAATAAAGAAAAGTCTGTAAATTAAAACAATAAAAAAGGGGCTTTCGCCCCTTATTAAAATAAACACACCCTATTAAAAAGGAGGCTTATCTCCAGGTGAAGATGGAGGAGCCATACTACTAGTAACATAACCATCTCTGGATATCTTAGTTTTCATACTAGTTCTTGGGTTACCATCCTTATCAGTCCAAGTATCTTCAATTTGATACATCTTTAACTGAAGATCTCTTCCTACCAAAGATACAAACTCAGTTGGATACTGTTTAAACCCAGTAGCCAAATTTAGCTGTGTAAATAAAGCATTAGATAACTTCTTCGTATCTGGATTAGGATGCCAAAGATTATACCATTCGCTATGATCTTTGTATTTTCCTCCATCAATTTGAAAAACTACTTTGCAAGTCCAGTTGCCACTATTAGGAGATTGATATTTCTCAACCTCGATAATTTTAGCACCATGCGTTCCCTCTGGAGCTGGGTCAGTAGATCCAGTCCCTTCGGGCATATCAGTTATAAAGTCCACACCTTCAAAATCACTCATTATTAGTACCTCCCGTACTTTGTTGTTTTTGCTCTACAGCAAAACCTAGCTTATCAATTAAAGAAGCTAAGTTTGGTTCTTCAAAAGATTCTAGCTTTCCACTTCTGTCTTTGGCAGTATGCCCTTGACCTATTTCAGTTTGAAGCCATCTCTTTTTAATTATTTTGCCGTCTTCATCTTGGTCTTCTATAACACGAAGTGCTAACACCTCGTCAAAGAAGTAAGTGATAGATTGGCCTAATTTAGTGCCAACCATTTTAGGCTCGTATGACATGATATTGTCCACATTTTGTTTCTCCATTTTACAGACAAAAACAACGTGCATCTTTAGATCACGATACGCTCTCATAACATTAGTAACAGATTCTTGCACATTTCCATATGCAGCCCTCGGATCTTTGTTACGAGATTTTTCCCAACTTAATAATATTTCACTTATCTCTGAAATCGAGTCTAAGCAAACAGTATCATATTGAAGTTCACCTTTGACCAACAAATCGTGGATCTGCATTACCTCAGATGCCTCTTTAACCTCGATGGCATCTACATTCTTACAGTCTTTGATTGAAAGCAACCCTGCCTCGGCGCTTATAACCAAAATTTTTCCAAGTCCTGTCGAACAAAGAGTTGTTTTACCTGATCCAGCTGCGCCGTATACAAGTATCTTTGCACCCTGTTTATCTACTAGATCATCAGGGCTTACTATTCTATCTTTTATGCTCATATTTTGAGTCCTCCTCTATTGACTTATTATACATAAAAAAACTACAATGTGTAAAATTAATATTTTCGAGGGAGTAGATTGAGTAATAAGGAATTTGTTTGGTTAGCTAATTACTATTTTAGAATCAAAACATTATCATCCAGGGAACTCAAGAAGCTCGAGGGCATTAACATTCAACCACAATATAAGGATAGACAAGTGAAAAGATATACATTAAAACAATATATTGAATTTTTAGGTATGCCCGAGGCTGCTAAATTATTTGATATTTCTGAGGCGTCAATCAAAGCGTGGAGATACGGATATAGACAACCATCTATTGCACAAGCTAAAAAAATTATTAGAGCAACAGATGGTCGTTTAGATTATGAATCTATCTACGGCGAGATGAAAGATATAGTTGAAGCATAATAAATGTTTCAACTCAACATTAACGAGAATGATTCTTCGTTAGATATAGCATTAGCTTATTTTAATGACGGGTTAAATGTAGTACCCCTACAAAGATCAAATAAAAAACCACCTTCTTTTCTCGGAGGGTGGGAACAATATAAAACTGAAAGACCAAAAAAATCTTTAGTTAAAAGTTGGTTTAAAGATAGGGATAACTTACAGGTAGCGTTAGTTTGTGGGAAATTTTTAGTAGTCGATGCAGACAGTCCAGAGAGTATGAGTTGGGTTGAAAACAACCTACCTGTAACGCCTTTTAAGGTAATAACTGGCAAAGGTATGCATTATTACTATAATAACCCACAAAACTACACTACGTTTGCCACAAGAAGAACAAACGACACTCCTACTGAAAGACTTATAGACATAAGAGGTGTAGGTGGCTTAATAATAGCACCCTATAACAGACATGCGAATGGACAAGTTTACAGGCCACAAGTTCTAGCTGAATGGGATCTACATGATTTTACAGATCTTCCAAACTTTACTGAACAAGAGTGGTTAAAGATTACTGGAGTTCCAAAAAATGTAAGTAAGAATGCAACGGCACCATTTTCATTAGATGGCGTTAAAGAGGGGAGTAGGAATGACCAAGCTGCAAGATTTGCAGGATATCTAATATCTAAAAATGTAAACGTAGATTTTATAAAATTTTTTATGCAATCTTGGAATGTGCAAAACAACCCACCATTGCCACAATCTGAAATAGATATGGTTGTTCATAGTGTTAAAGCGACACATGACAGAAAAAATCAACAAGCGCCATTATTTGTACAAGCACAACAATCTATAGAGAGGCCGAAAGATTTATTTAATCCTCCAGGTTTATTAAAAGATATGTTTGAGTTTTGCGAAAGTATTGCTCAAGTTCCCCAACCAGAGCTGTCTTTAGTTGCAGCTTTATCTTTAGCAAGTGTTACTTGCGGAAGGATCTATAGAACAAACATGAATAACTTTTCATCTTTGTTTTTTATGTGTATTGCTAAGTCAGGACAAGGTAAAGAAAATATAAAAACTTTTGTAGAGCAAATATTAAATACTACAGAGCATCAAACTTTAGTCGTAGGAGACGGCTATACATCAAGCGGTGCAGTTCATTCTGTTTTAAAAATGAGGCCAACTCAAATTACAATTATGGATGAGTTTGGTAAGAGATTAGAAGCCATAAGCACCCAGGGGAACACTAACAAAGAAGACGGCATACA